GCTCGGTACGCCAAAGCCCTTTACTGAGGCGCCAACTTCAACGCCAAATGTTGCGCCAGTAACAATCATTTGATCGCTGCCAGCAGTAATTGATGCCTGACGGACAAACTGCCCAAAGCGGGCATTGCAGCTTGAAATTCGTTTTCCGCATACATCGGCTGCCAGCGTTGCCACATTGTTGTCATTGGCGTCAAAGTAAATGCTGCCGGTGTAGCCGCACTCGGTGCTGCGGTATTTCCACTGGCAGATGTTGGCAATAATTTGGCGCTTGGGAATCATCACGCCAGCGAGGTCAAATTTGCTGGCTAGTTCAAAGCTCACCGAGTCGCGGTTTTCGCTTGCCTTGCGATCCACGTACCAGACCTCATCTGGGAATTTGGCGTGGGGATCTGCGGCGGTTTCGCCGTCTAGGTATTTCTTGAGAGTGCGGATGCGCTTGACCGTAGCGCCACCGAGGTCGTTGCCGGGTGTGGTGGCGTTGACCAGCAACAGCAGTGTGGTCATCGTGCCGTCCAGATTGCTGATGGTCAGCGTGGGGCGTGGCAATGTGCCGGTGTTGGTGTATTCAAAGCCCTCGGCCTTAACGGGCAGGCGGGCGTAAGCGTTGCCGTTCCAGGTGATGTTGCCACTGACGTTGGCGTTGCAGCCGTTGTGCCAGCGGTAGGTATCACTGCTGCCGTGCAGGGTGGTGTCCAGCGTCATTTCGAATAGTTCGATGATGGCGCTTGGTGCCAGTGCGGCCAGCTCCTCGTAGACGCTGCTAATCGCAACCCAAGTGACCGTGCCATCGACAATCGTGCTGCCAATATCCGTTGGCCACGTAGGTTGAGTAGCGCCGCTAGTGCCAGCAACTTGGCACTGGAACACCAAGCCAGAAGCCTGCAGCGTGGTGGCGCGAACGATGTTGCCAACGCTGTAGCTATTAGTAGCAGCCCAAGATGCGTATGCCATCAGGGTTCAAATACTTCGCGGAACGTCGCCGTAATTGTTGCCCGACCGTTATATGTAATCGTTTTGTCCCACTGCGGGCAGACCCATTTATAAGTCACTGCCTCATCAGGAGGCGCCCACTCAAACGCGGCATTGTCGTCTGCACGCGCATCTAGAAACGCTTCAATGGTGTCACTGTTGGCTTCAGTGATGTTCTGCCATGTCAGGGTCCATACCTTTGGATTTTGGTTTAGCCCGTAGGTTAGACGCTGCTCATAGCCATCACCGAACTGAACCGTGCGGACAATCGGTTGGTTGGCCTTAGAAGCGCCGTAGGTTGGGTTGATAGCAGGAAAGGTAGCCATTAAGAGAGTAAGCCTCCTGGGCGCTTCTGTTTAATCAATTCTTGCTGAACGGCAATACCAATGGCCTTACCGAGTGCATTGGCTTGTGCGCCGTCGCCCTGCACGCTACTACCGCCGGCGTCTACGTTCACCACCACGTTACCCATGCCACCAAAGCTGCCAGCAGGTGCGATACCACCGCTACGCCCAGGCATGAACAGTTCAGGACCACGCTCACCGACGAGGTAACCCTGACCAGCGGTAACGCTCCCACCCATGGCGCGCCTACCCAATGAGCCTGTAAGGAAACTGAAAAAGCCTCTTCCATCATTACCAGCCAAACCTTGCAAACCAGCTTGTATAAGCAAATTACCAAGCGACTTCAGAACATTTTGCAATGAACTGTTAAAATCATTTGTTCCTTGAATTAGCCCGGTAATAGTTGAAGTAAATGTGCTCCCAATGGCATTGAGCAGTTGCTGTTCTTGTTGCAGTAAAAACTGACGCTCCAAAAGTTTTTTATTGACTTCTGTTTCGTCTTTTACCTTTTGAGCAGCAAGTTTAGGATCCGCGCCTTGTGCAACAAGTTCAGCAATTCGTCTGCGTTGATCTGCTTCCTCTTCACCTAGCGCAAGAATATTTTGTTTATACGCTATTTCTGCTGTGATTGATTCTATTGCCCTAACAGCGCGTTCTGCTTCGGTTGCGTATTGAACCCTAGATTGTTTGCCCTGCTCGGCAGATAATTTATTGAACTGTCCAAGCAAGATATTTCTTTGATTTTGCAGATCTCGGGATTGCTCGTCAAAAGCTAATGCCGTTGAAGTTTTGTCGGTGGACTGACTAATTAGCATGGCGCGAACACCAGCCCTTGCCGCCAAGGTTTTTTCTACGGCATCAATCTGTAATTGCACATCGCGGTATTTACTTGCAAATTCAATCATCCTCTCCGCTTGTTCCATGCCGGGTTTGCCAGCAATATCACCAAGCCTTTGGGCTGTGGCTATTTCTAAATCTGCTCTTGCTTTATCAAGGTCTCTTTTTATATCTCCGCCAAGCATTTGATCTAAAGTTGAGCCCTTTGCTTTTGGTTTTTTATCTTCACCTAACAAACTTGGTGTTTTCGGTTTTGGAGTTGGCTTCTCTGGTGCGGCAGCTCTCCTTAACTCAGACAAGCGTCCCTCAAGTCTTTTAGCGTCCGCTTCAAGTTGTTGCAACTCAAAACGTAAACCTGGCAGGACTGGCTGACCACCACCAAGCACTTGTCCATCAGTACCTAAAACTTGCAGACCTTGAGCAAGACCAATACCTGCCTTTTGGGCTTGATTAATGGTTGTTTTAAGTTCAGTAATTCTCGCCCGTGTATTAAAGAGTTGATCATTTGCTTTTTTGTAATCTGGTCCGGCAAGAGCTTGATTGATCTTATTAACAACTTGAATTGCAAGGTCAAGAATTTCTTTTAGTGCGGGCTGAAGCGTCTGTCCAATTTTTCTGGCAACTTCATCTACGCCATCAGTCAATGTGCTGAACTTGCCCTCCAACGTAGTAGATTGAGCAATCGCACCGTTTGCATATTTGCCGCCTTTGTCCGTCAGGTTAATGATGGCAACCTCAACTGCCTCAGCACTGATGCGACCTTTGCTTAAAGCCTGTTGAAACTCCTCCCCAGTCATTCCATACATACGCCGCAATTCTTCTTGCAGCGCAATCCCGCGTTCTTGAAACTGCAATAGCTCTTCGCCTTGCAATCTGCCTTTTGCCTGAACTTGCCCAAAAGCTGTCACCAGTCCCTGCAGCTCGGCACCAGTTGCGCCAGACACATCAGCAAGGCGTCTAGTTGTTGCTACAACATCCTTGGCTTCAACGCCAAAGGCTTGAAGTCGTTTCGCGGCATCAATTAGCTCACTACTAGTAAAAGGCGTTACAGCACCAAGTTGCTGCAAATCAGCAATAATTCTTTTTGCCTCTTCTACGCTGCCTGTTAATGTCTCAAAACTCCGTGTTTGTTTTTCTAGTTCAGCAGTTTTACCAACAACCAAGCGAATTGCTGACAAAGCCGTAAAACCTGCAGTCAAGCCAAGCACTGCACCTTTAAGGCTGCTAACACCAGCCTCTGCAGCTCTGGATGCAATATTGACTTGGTTTAAGCCGCGTACAGCACCTTGGGCGTTTACTTGTACGTCAACTACCGAAACAGCCACGGCAAACCCTACCTGTGCCTATAGTCTACCGCCGAGACCTTGCCTTATCCATCTCAGCCTTTTCCCGCTTACCCTTGACTTCATAGTAAGCGGCAAAATGCACAAACTCAGCGTCCGTCAGCTCACTGCGTAGTCGGCTGACCGTCATGCCAAGCTCAGTAGCTAGGAAGAACTCAAAGAACAACCAAGAGTCTTCCTCTAGTCGTTTTTTGCTTCATCCAAACTGCCGTCACCACCCAACCCGAACAGGAACAGTTCCAGCTCGTTCAGCACGCGCTCAGGCAGCTCACGCTGCAGCTTGGCAGCATCAGCAGAGGCAAACGCTTTGGTGCCATCTTCAAGCTCAGCCATTTGACACAGCATTTGCGTGCTGATGTCCAATGCTTCCTCAGAACCAGCCAGGGTGCCAGCACGCTTACGGTCGGCTCGGGTAATTGGCTTGAAATATAGATCCAGCACCGCTTGCCCAGCATCATTAGTGACGCTGAATTTACGGCGCTGGTTCAGATCAAAAGCGCCAGTGAGCAGGTCAACGGCGCGGGGTGTAGCAGCAGGCATCAGATACTAAGGGTGAGAGCACCAGATGTGACGAAGTTAACCGTCACAATTTCGATCTCGCCAACCGTAGCACTGTATTCAGAGCCTGTCACCACAAGCGTGCCGGTAATCTTCTTACCGCCAGTCTCGTCCAAGTACAGCTCAAAAGCTGCATCAGCTTCGTCGGTGGCTTGGTTAACGTCCTTGATCAGGTCTAGCTTGTCGCCAGAGCCAGGGGCGTCATACAGCAGTTCAATGGTGCCCGAACCGCTGATCAGACCACCCACGTTGGCACGATAAGTGTCGCCGTGGTCGGTCACATCCAGCGATTCCTTTTCTACGGTCATTGACCATGACCGCACTGCTGCGATCTCGGACAGACCGCCGCTACCGGCTTTGTCAAAGAAGACAGTGCCTTGTTGACCGCGATAAAAAGCCATGATCAGATGTCCAGAGAGATGGCGCCGTTGGTCACGAAGTTCAGGGTAATGACTTCGATTTCGCCCACGGTTGCAGAATACTCAGCCGAGGTAATGACACCATCAAAACTGATTTTTTTGGTGCCAGTGGTGTCAAGGAATAGCTCAAACAGAGCCAAGCCCTCATCGTTCGCCGTATTGACGTGTTCAATGAAGACGTTGGTTTCGTCCGCGCTAGAAGCGGTGTAAAGGATTTCGCAGGTGCCAGAACCGCTAATCAGACCGCCGACATTGGCGCGATAGGTAGCGCCCAAGGCGGTGGTGTCCAGCGATTCCTTCTCAACGGTCAAAGACCAAGAGCGGGTGCTGGTGATAGCTGCGGCAGAAGAGCCAGCATCGTCAAACTTGACGCTGCCTTGCTGTCCCCGGTAGAAGGCCATGGTTAGAGATCCTCGAAGGTTTCAAAGGTCAATCTGACCTGTGTTTGGAAGTAACCCTCTGGAGCTGGCGATGCCACCACCTCGGGTCCAGTAGGCGGATCAAAATGAACGCCACTGACTACTTGCCTATTGTAAAGGTCACGGATTCGCTTACCTATTGTCAGATTTGCGCCAGGTCCAACACCCTTTGGCGTAAAGACATTCATCACGATGACACCGATGACGCTGTTACTGCTGCCAGTGGTGCCACCCATCGTCAGGAAGTTATTGTTGCCAAAGCTGACAAGGCATTGGACAAAGGAGCTGTTAGGTGTTGGGGTTGAGGGTTGGTTGTGAAACACAACCGGAATTGCTGGTGCCAATGCCAGCTCAGTAGCAAGCCTGCCCTCAATGGTGGAGCGGATGGTATTGAGATTGACGGCTGCCATCAGTCTTGTCTCCCTATGCGCTTGGCTTGTTGCTGAGCATAAGCAGTCATTTCACGGGCGATTCGTTCTGTCCACCCTGCGGGGGCTTGCGTGCTGCTACCACCTGCCAGTTTTTCTGCATACGGCAGATTGTTATGGATGTGATAAACCCCACCAGCACGCTCTACTTGATAATCAAGTTTGCGTGGCGGTCTGATTGCAGCATCACTGGCTTGAGGTCCTGCATCGTATCCCGGAGTTCCTTGCTCACTAATCGCCCAGCTAGCGCGAAAGCGTCCGGTATCAACAGGGCTTTCTTGCTTTAGCCTGCTGTCTGTTTCAAACACAACCACCCGCAGTAACTGCTCAAACTTCTCTTGGGAGTAGCTGCCAATCTGCGATAGGTTGATGCGTCGTGCCACTATGCCCTCAGGATTAGCTCGTGCGTAATAGCCGTGTTGTCCTGTTCAATCGTAGTGACCCTAATAATCTGATGGCTCACGCTGCTGATCACTACACGGTCAGCCGTGCTAGGTGCTGCTGCTAGGTCTGCTGCAGCTACCGTCAGTTTCTTGTCGCTTGCTTGAATCAGCTCGTTCACCTCACGAGCGTTCACATCCTCAAGCACGCCACGCACTGCAGTGTCAGCAGTGGTTTCTGTGATGGCGCCAGTGGTTGTGTTGTAAGCCCCTGGAGTCACTACACGAATTGTTACTTCACCACCAAACTTTGCCATCAACTTGCTGGCAACCTTGCGTAGCGGGCTGGCAAGAGTCATGCAAATACCTCGCTTGCGACAAGGCGACCGCGCCGAAAGTCAATGTCAACGTCGCTGCTGTGGTTTGCCATAAACAAAGACACTTCATCGTCTTCGTCCATTTCAATCATCCAGCTTGTTACCAGCTTGGCCTCTTCATTTGAACCGCCGGTATAAGCGCGACATTCGGTTGCATCAATGGCCACACCATTCAAGGCCAACTTGACACCAAGAATTTTGTTGTTACCGCTGGTAGTGCGGGCATCAATGCTGCCGTAAAAGCGCAACAGCTTAGTGCTAGGAATCGTGCTTTTCAAGCCAAATGCGTCAGTTGTACCAAGCACCAAGCCGTTGTCTGTTGTTGTGTCAAGTGTTGCAGTCAAACCCGTGCTAACATAGACACTTTGTGTCGTAATATTAACCGTACCAGTGGTCATCTTGCTGATTTGGCCACGCACCATTGTGTAGTTGCCTACATCATCCAGTCTTCTACTAAACGGATTAAATTTGTATGCCATGGTTTAGCTCTTGGTAACCGTCAAAAGATTGTTGTTGGCATCATATGTCATGGTCAATATCGCAACGGTTCGACCACTTGCGCCGCCGCGCTTGAATGTTGATGTCAGCATATTATTGCTGCCATCGTAGGTATTGACAATGAAGTCATGCGTTGGTATCTCAAGCCCATCGCGGCTTGTTGCGTCACCACCACCAAGGAAGACGGAAGTCATAATCAAAGCCTATATGCAACAACAGTGCCACTGGTCAGAGTGATGCTGGTAAAGACGCCTTCAATTTCAGTGCTTGCCTTAAATGGAATCGCGCTCAATGTGTTGCCGGTCCAGTCCATAGCTGTCAGGCTAGCAATCACCGAATCCTCAAGCGCCACAATCTTGCCAAAGCGCCCGGCATGTGCTGCCGTGTCATCAATAAACTCAGCACTGGGATACGGGTAACCCATGATCAGCTCCGGCGAATCGAAAAGTTGCCTGGTCCACTAATTCTAAGCCCCGTCAAATACCGCTCCATGATTGGCGGCACTTTGTCAGCGCCCACCGCTCCATAACCCAAATTCGGCGTCACGTCAATGCTGCCAATTTTGACGTTCTTATAATCTTCCAAGCCGCTTAAGCCAATGCCATCTGGGTTGTTATTCAGGTAGACCGCCAATACAACCTGAGCCCTTTTGATCTGATCCGGGATTTCAGTGTCGGTAAAATAATCCGTAGAGATCCGAAACGGGAAGCCGACTGTGTAGGTGTTGATATAGGTGTCTGGCTTGCGCACACCAGTACGCGGCCATTGC